TTTCGACGCGGGTGGAAATTTTTATTCTGACGTGGAAAAAGTGTTACCTTGCTGGGTGACTGACCTTAACGGGCTGGTTACACGTATAACTATAGATAGTACATTAATTGGTGTCGCTACTGATATTACTCCTGATGCGTTTAGCTTTACTGATCAGTCAGGCGTTAATTTATTAACTCTAACTGAATCAAACGCTGTAACTGTTTCTGGTGTAACAGCAGCAACAGATGTTGCTGTCAGTGTTACAGGTGGTGAATATGCAATATCCACTGATGGTGGCTCAACATACGCTTCATGGACAAGTGCAGCAGGCACAATACAACTATCAAACTTAATTAAACTAAGAGTAACTAGCAGCGGCGAGTACAGCACAGGAGTCAGTTCCACTTTAACAATAGGCGGAGTTTCCGATACTTGGACAGTGACAACATTGTCATCGGATGTTTCGCCGGATCAATTTGTATTTAATGATATTTCAAACGCAACCATATCAACCGTATATGAATCTAATTCAATAACAGTGACAGGTGTTAGCCCTGGAATTGATATTCCCATATCTATTGTTGGCGGTGAATATTCTATATCTACTGACGGGACAAATTATAGTGCATACACATCATCTATTGGAACAATACAACTAAATAATCTTGTCAAGGTCAGGCATAGCAGTTCGACAAGTTACAGCACGCAGGTCACAACTACACTTACAATAGGTGGTGTTTCTGATTCGTTTTCAACAACCACAGAAAGTGAAACCGTTGCAATAGACAGAACTCCTGATGAGTTCACTTTTTCTAATTTAATATTGCAGCCCATAAGCACAGTGGTAGAGTCTGAGCCGGTAACAGTTCAGGGCATTACACCAAATGAAGATATAGCAATATCTGTTACTGGTGGCGAGTACGCAATATCTACCGATGGCGGCGCAACATATAGCGCATGGTCATCAAGCCCTGGCACTATACAAAATACAAACTTTTTAAAATTAAGATTGACCACAAGCGGAAGTTATAGCACTCAATCTTCAGCGGTGGTGAATGTTGGAACCTATGGCGTGTCATGGTTTGTGACAACAGCAAGCCAGCCAATAAGCCAGTTCACAATATATGATACTGATTTGCAGGTTAATAGATTTTATGGTGATCCTTACAGGTGCAGGGTGGAAGATAACTCAAGCAACTGGATATCATTTTATCTATACAACGCTGGTGCGTTGATGGATTTATCAAACATGACTGATTGCAAAATAGAATTGGTTAGTTTTGATGGTTTAAACACTTATGAATCTATTTTGTCTCAATTGCCAAACCTTTTTAAGGTTGTCGCCGGTTCTGGTAGGATAGACGTGCGAATGGGTAGAATTGGAGCAATAGAAGGAAACTATTATTTAGACTTGGTTTATTATGATGCAAGCCACGTCAACGGCGCATATATGTCAGTAAACAGAAAAATCATTGTCGAGATGGTGTAATGCAAATACGCGTTGACTCTAACCTTGATGAGATTGCAAAAAAAATTGGAAACGTAAGCAAGGCAATGATATCAAGAGCAACACCGCGAGCTATGAACCGAGCTAACAATATGGTTTACACTCGTGTTGTTAGGTATGCTGCCAAAGATTTTTTTATGAAAAACAAGGATATAAAAAGGTTAAAGATAGTTACAAAATTGAAGGCCACAAGGAAAGCACCATCAGCGGTGACTTATATTAATAAATATAACGAAACAATGACAGTGGATAGGTTCTATACTGAAGGTGACACCTATAGCTCAAACGTAAATACTTATAAGAATGAGGCAACCATAGGTCGATCATTTACGTTTGAAACACCCACAAGGTTCACGACTTCAAAATCACGGGAAATATGGGCTAGGCGTTCGGCAAGAAAAACAAGAATCAATAACGTGTGGAAGTCTAGCCGCTTAAAGGCTTTAAGGTATCGCCGGACGGTTCGTAATGTTGATAGAATATTGAAAATTTACGAGCGCTTCGCAAGGCGAAAGTTCAAAGAAAGATTCGAGCACGAAATTACGGAAGAAATAAGAAAGGCGGGTTTATAATGGCAGGCTTAACACTAGCGCAATGCGAACAGAAGCTTACTGAATACTTAACGGCGGCTGAGAAAGTAGCGGCCAAGCAAAGTTATAGCATTGACGGTCGCAGCCTATCATATGCCAATATCGGAGAGATTCAATCAGCTATTGAGTTCTGGGATAAGCAGTGCCGCCGATTATCTCGCGGTTCAAGGGGCAATATCATAGCGCGGAGCATTACAGCCAGTGACTAAAAAAAGCCTGTTAGATAAATATTACGAGTGGAAAGATCCACAAAAAGCATTGGCAAGGCGCAAGGCTAAAATGACCATAGGCGCGCTCGATGGCTTTACTGGTGCGTCAAAGTCTCGCAAAAGCCTTTCTAGCTGGCGTGCGCGTCCGGCTGATAGTGGCGAAATATTGCTAGAAGACTATGAAACGCTGGTCGATAGATCTTATGATTTAGATCGAAACAATCCTATGGCTCATGGTGCTATTTCTTCACTATGCGACAATATCATAGGGACAGGTTTAAAACTGCAAAGCCAAATAGACGCCGATTTCTTGGGTATTCCAGAATCTCAGGCTGAAACCTGGCAGCGAGATGCAGAGCGCATTTTTAACTTGTGGGCAAAAACAAAATTGTGCGATGCCAAGCAAGAACAGAACTTTTGGGCTATGCAACAAACCGCTTTTATTAGCTGCCTTTTAACTGGCGATAGTTTTGCCCAAAGGCAGTTTGTTAACCGTGATTTTATTGGAACATGTTGGCGTTTGATAGACCCTAAGCGAGTGAGCAATCCTGATCGCCAAATGGATTCTAGGCGCATAGCTGGCGGCATAGAGCGCGATAGTTTTGGAGTGCCTAACTGGTATCACGTTTCAAATATAAACCCAGCAAGCTACAAAGAGCCGGTGAAGTGGTCTAGGTATCGTAGAGAATCGGCAGATGGTTACAATACAGATATATTGCACACATTTAGAAAGCGTGCCATAGGTGAGCCACGAGGGCGTCCAATACTAGCGCCAGTGATAGAATGTTTTAAGCAGCTTGGCAGATATACCGAGGCCGAGCTACAGGCCGCTGTTGTTTCCGGCTTATTCACCGTATTTGTAAAATCACCCGATGGAAACTCGGAGATAGATTTTTATGAAGGGGATAGCGAAAGCAGTTCGCCAAGTGATTCGGATTATTCTATGGGAAATGGCGCTATTGTGGGGCTTGCTGAAGGCGAAAGCATCGACACCGCCAACCCTGGACGCCCTAATTCTGGTTTTGATGCTTTTGTGCTTAGTGTTGTTCGCCAAATTGGTGTCGCACTAGGCTTGCCCTATGAGCTTATGATAAAGCACTTTACCGCAAGCTATAGCGCAAGTAGGGCAGCATTAAACGAGGCTCAGAGGGCATTTAGGGAGCGTAGGCAATGGTTCGCTCATGGGTTCTGCCAGCCAATATATGAGAGCGTTATCATTGAGGCGGTTGCCACTGGTAGACTAAGCGCCCCAGGATTTTTTGCAGATTATGAAACTAGGCAGGCTTATCTAAGATCAATTTGGGTAGGCGATGCATTCGGAAGCCTTGACCCATTAAAAGATATTAACGCAGCGGAAAAACGCATAGAGCTTGGATTAACCACAAGGACTAAAGAGACACTAGAAATTGATGGCGGCGACTATGAGAAAAATCACGCGCAACGATTAAAAGAAAATGTATTAGAATCCTTAATAGGAGTTCGAGAAAATGAGAGCACTAGCGAAGATCAGCCAAACACCGTGGGCGATCCAGACGGACGCCCTGACGAAGATAGCGAAGATAGCGAGCAGGGATAACGACGAGCTTTGGGCTATCGCCAAGGCTGGCGGCGAAAAAAGTAATAATAAAATTTTAGAGTATCGCGGCGACACGGCTGTGATTAATGTTAGCGGCCCTATCTTTCGTTATGCTAATATGTTTACAGATATCAGCGGCGCAACATCAAGCGATGGCATTGCGAAAGCAATCGGCGAAGCTGAACAAAACGAATCTGTAAATAATATTATTTTTAACTTTGATACACCAGGCGGCGAAGCAACAGAGATTAACACGCTGGCTGAGATGATCCACACAACGCCAAAGCGAACCATTGCATACGTTGGCGCAATGGCTGCAAGCGCGGGTTACTGGCTAGCAAGTGCAGCCGATGAGATTGTTATCAGTTCCACTGGAATGGTGGGCAGTATCGGCACAGTTGCAACCATTGACCTAAGCGGCGACGATGGCGATCAACTAGAAATTGTTAGCAGCCAAAGCCCCAAAAAGCGATTGGATGCCGAAAGCGACGAAGGGAAAGCCGAGATCCAGGCAATGGTTGATAAAATGGCTGGCGTATTTATTGAGGACGTGGCCAATTATCGCAATGTATCAACTGCTCACGTTTTAGCTAAGTTTGGCCAGGGCGGTTTGTTAATGGGTGCTGAAGCCGTTAACGCTGGCATGGCCGATAAATTAGGAAGTTTCGAAACTTTAATCACTACAATAGAGGGTAACAGTATGTCAGAAGAACAAAAAGGAATCTTTTTTGCTGAAGAAGATTTCAACGCAGATTTCATCAAAGCTAACCACGCCGAGCTATACAACAGCATTTTCAAAGCTGGCGCAGAACAAGAGCGCGCACGAATCTTGGCAGTGAAAGAAAATTCAATCCCAGGCTTAGAAGAACAAATTGAATCAATGATGTTTGACGGTGAGACTTCCGGCGAACAGGCCGCTGTTGCAATGCTTAAAGCAGTTAAAGAGCAAGGCGCACAAGTAGCAGCGCAAATTGCACAGGTTCAAGCGCCAATCAGTGATGAGCCGGTTGATTCACGCGACGAAAATCAAAAAGCTTGGGACAATAACGCTGGCGGCTGTCGTGATACATTTTCAAGCTTTGCGAACTACAAAAGCTATCAGGAAGGCGTTAAAAAAGGCGCTATTAGAATCATAGGCTAATAATAGTTTTTTAAAATATCCTTAACCAACTAGAGGTAATTAAAAATGGCAACACTAGCCAAAGCAACACCAAGAAAATACACCACCACTGAATATGAAGACTATGCGGTTGTGGCTTCCGATAAAATCTTTGAAGGCTCACTGTTAGGGCTTAGTTCTGGATACGTCCGACCATTACAGGCTGGTGATACTTTTGTGGGTATCGCTGTAGAAACTGTTGATAACAGCGCAGGTTCAGCGGGTGATGTTAAGGTTAGAGCCGCTACTACTTTGCCGTTTGTAATGGATGTTACTGGCGTTTCAGACGTGACAAGCATTAGCTTGCCTGTTTACGCTTCCGATGACGACACGCTAACACTCACCGAAGGCACTAACAGCCTAGTGGGAATCGTTTCAAATTGGATCAGCGGAACATCTTGTGTAATTCTGCCAATCTTGGGCAGCAAAGAAATTTACACTGATCTTAGCACCTAATTAATTTTCTAAACCCTTAAAAATAATCGTCATAAGGAATCAATAAAATGGCAACACAAACTGATGGGCTAAAGTCCACACAAACCAGAGATATTCTTGGTTATATGTATATGCAACTGGCTCAGGAACCTATGGGATGGGTTAACTCGCTGGGAATGTATATCCCAACAGACCAAGAAACTGAAAAACACCGTTGGTTAGGTATGGCGCCAGTTATGCGACTTTGGGAAGGTGGCCGACAAGCGCACAAGCCAAACGCATACGGCATTGATGTAACCAACGAATTGTACGAGGGTACAATTGATATTCCAGTCCAAGATATCCAGCGCGATAAAACTGGCAAGGTTATGAACTACATTGATGATCTTGTTCGCCGAGCTAATAATCACTGGAACAAATTGGCTTCTGATCTTATTGATGCGGCTGAGTCTACTGTTTGTTATGACGGACAGTTTTGGGTTGATACAGATCACGCCGAAAGTGGATCAAACCAAAGCAACGATATTTCTTTTGCAGCTGCTACTGGAACTACTCCAACAGTGACTGAAATGGTTGATGCAATCCTTGATAATATCAAGACTATGTATTCTTTCGTTGATGATCAAGGCGAGCCAATTAATCAGGATGCCTCTAATTTCTTGGTTATGGTGCCGTTAACTTATTGGGCAGTGGCTCAGAAAGCAGTTAAGCAAGAGCTAATCGCAAGCGGTGAAACTAATGTACTCGGAAAGTCTGATTTCAGCCTTTCTGTTGTCATGAATCCTCGTTTAAGCTGGACTACTAAAATGATGTGCTTTGCTACCGATACAGGTACAAAGTCCATGATCTTACAAGATGAGGAAAGTTTGGCAGTAAGCGCAAAGGCTGAAGGTAGCGAGTACGCGCACGACACAAATCACTATCAATATGGTGTTAAGGCTGGGCGTGCTGTTGCTCCTGGCTTTTGGCAGTCTTGCTGCATGACTACGTTCACCTAAAAGTTACCCACCCCAGGGGCGCCAGTCGGCTACTTTCCCCGTGTCGGCTGGCGTTTTTTAAGGTTTGATTTATGGCTTTTGAAAGTGATTTGACGGAATTTTTTGATCCTAGTGAGTTTGGCGAAACAATAACTCACCACGGCTCAACTATTAATGCCATGTTTTTTGATGTGCGTGAGGAGGTGGAGGGAATGTATATTAACCATACCTATTGCACAATGGCCACAACAGACGCGGCAAACTTTACCAGGCGAGATTTAATTGAGCGCGGTACAATACAGTACAGAATTAAAAGCATTTCAGACCACAACAGCGACAGATCAATTAAGGTTGTGGAACTAGAATTTATACAGGATGCATCATAACGTGAGCGCAGAGAAAGCCGTTATAAAATTTCTTGAAGACTCGCTGTTAATGAATGTTCAGGGCGTTGGCCCTAATGTATTTTCATATAATATTGAACGAATAACTGAAGATTTAATGCCTTGCTTGGTTATAACTCACGATTCAACAGAGGAAACCGAGGCCAGCACGCTAGAGAATAACTATAAAAGAGTAGAGGCAAGCGTTGCGGTACACGTTATAAACCGCACGCAGTTTTGGAGTATTAAAACGCTTTGTGATATACGCGAGCGAGTAAGCCAAGTGTTGGAAGCAATGACGCCAGCGGCAAGTATTATTGATTTTGAGGAAACCGGAACAGGCCCGTTTGAATCAAGCGTTGAGCTAGAGTTTCCAATGATATACCAGACAATAAATTATTCTTTTTTGGTGAAAGAAACGGATTATTAAAACATGCACCCAACGGAACGCATATTAAACGACATTCACGATAAAATAGAAATGAATGTTCAATATCTTAAAAGCGTGCTATGGGTTGATAATTTGGTTGATATTACAGATTTGCCTTGCTTGGTTATCAGCGGGGGTGAGGAAGTAACTACGCCATATCACAATGATTATTACTTGGTAGAATTAAGCGTTGATTTAAGGTTTTATGCTAAGACGCAAGGCACCACCAAAGAAATTGATTTGTTTTTCGATATGGCTAGCGATTGCGATGTATTGCTGAAAGACGTAGCCAACAGAATACCAAGCATAATGGCAGTGACCGAACGATCAACACTAGACGTGAGTGATTTTGATAACTTAGAAACGCCCATAGTTGGCGCTACAAAGAATTACATTTTTAAATATAAACGCACTAGAGGGCTAACCTGATGTTAGTAAGACGCGAAGCTATATTATTCGAGCTAGAATCAACCTATAGAGACAGCACGACCGCTGATGCCAACGATGCTGTTTTTGTGTTTGACGCTAACTGGAGCAATGAGGCCAAGACACTACAACGCCAAGGGCCATCAGACACCCTAGCAAGTTTCCAAACTGTATACGGTGGCCGCACGGCAACAGTGACATTTAAAGTGGAGCTAAAGGGATCAGGCACAGCAGGAACAGCCCCAGAGTGCGGCAAGCTGTTGCAAGCTTGCGGTATGTCAGAGACTATTGCAGCCAGCACAAGCGTTACCTACGCGCCAGACACAACCGCAATACCTTCCGGCGTGCTGTACTACTACCAGGACGGAAAATTAAAAATTATGCGCGGTGTTCGCGGTAATGCTAAATTCATGCTTGAGGCCCGCGAGTATGGCGTAATTGAATTTACCATGCATGGGCACCCAATCGCCGAGACTGATACGGCCATTGTTAACCCCACATACAGCACTGTTATCCCGCCTCAAGTGGTCGGTGGCGCGGTTGCAATTGGCGGTACTAGCGTTGCAGTGACGAAAGTTGAAATTGATCTTACAAACGAAATAGCTAAGCCGTTGAGCATTAACGAGTCCAATGGTGTTGGTGAGATCAGAATCGCGAGCCGTGATGTATCAGGCAGTATTGATCCTGAATCGGTATTAGTGGCCACTAACGCTTTCGAATCAGACTGGACTAGCAACGCCACCAATACATTCACCACTGGCTCAATTGGCGGGACGGCTGGTAATATTTACACAATAACCAGCAGTAATTTATACTATAAAGACATACAAGAGGGCGAGCGGGAAGGAATCCGCACGCAAGAGATCCAGATCGGGTTCGCCGAGTCTAGCGGCGATGATGAAATCAGCTTGGTATTCACTTAATGAAAATCAGAAAATCATTACCAGAGTTCACGCACGAGATAGAAGGCGCAGAATTTAAAATGCGCCCACTATCTGAAATTGAGCTAGAGCAAGTTAATTACCTGTTAATAGATATGATTAAAGAAGGCCACCAAGTGTTACCACCTAAAGCGGTGTGCTTTATTTTGGATAAATGCCTTGTAGATTGGAGCGGCGTTGAAGATGAGCAGGACAAGCCATTGCCTTACTCTTCAAAAGGTGAAGAATACCTACCTTTCGCTGTTCGAATGGAACTATCCAGCGTGGCATATACTAGCAGCGTAATTAATGAGGACGAAAAAAAAAGCTAATTAAATGCTATACGGTTGATGCAAACCCTGACGCATTTGATTGTGACACCTGCAAATGGGGGCGACATTGCGACAAGTCAAACCCAGCAGGAACGGACATATTTGAAATACGGCTTCAAGGTTTTGATATTAAGCAGAATACTTGCTTTTTACCAGAGACAAAGAATTGCCACGATCAAAACCATTGGCTAAGGCTTTACAGCGCATATAAAGACGGCCACCTTTACCTTGAAGGCGGCATATCAAAGCAACCAGCAACATACATTGAGGCAATGAGGCTTATTAAATGGCTGGTAATGCAAGAATCAGAATAACGGCTGAGGATAGAACTAAGGCCGCCATAAGAACAGCCCAAAATAATTTCAAAGGGCTATCAAAATCTATAGAAGGCGTGACTGCTGCCATTGGTGTCAGTACCGCTGGCATAGCTGCATATGCCGCACTTCAGGTTAAGCTAATAGCAGAAAGCAAAAAGTTTGCTGATCAGTTAGGTATTACCACCCAATCACTTAATGAACTGGCATACGCTTTCGGTGTTGAGGGAAACATTAACGCCGAACAATTTGCCGACACACTTCAAGAATTAAACGTAAGACTTGGTGAGGCTGCCATAACTGGAAAAGGCCCATTGGTTGATGCGTTTAAAGAATTGGGGCTGAGTATTCAGGAAGTAAGGCGACTTGACACTGATAAAATGTTGTTAAAAATAGCTTCCGCTTTCGGAAAGCTTGAGGATCAGCAAAGATCACAATTTTTGGCTGAAGAAATATTCGCAGGCGAAGCGGCCAAGATGACAACATTGTTAACCGATAGAACTGGGAAGCTTAACGCATTAACGGAAGAGTATCGGAAATTAAAGGGAGAGCTATCAGAAGAGGACGCCGAGAAAATAGCAGAGATGGCTAAAAGCTGGGCGCGTTTAACTGTAGCGCTTGAGGGATTGGCTCAGGCGCTTATTATAGTATCTGAAACCAGAGTTTCAGAATGGATTGATGAAGTCGCAAGGGCATTAGGAAAAGTTTCGGGGTGGGTTAGGTCTAACAAAGACGTATTTGATTTTTTAATTGGAATGACTCCAATAGGAGGATTCGCTACTTATAGAGAAGGCGCTGAAGCTTTAAAAAATGAATTGCTAGGAATACCGGACACACTTCAAGAGGTTGAAAACTCAATATTAACCCTTGAGGGGATAATAGAAAAAGGAAACCTATCTGATAGTAAATTATTCGAAGCTGCTGAACAGTTAAACAAGCTTTATAAACAACGAAGCGGTATGGTTCAGCCTGAGACAGTTATAACTGTTTCAAAGGGAAGGGATGAAAAGCCATTGCCCGAAATGGATTTGCCCATAATGGGCGAATCATACATGCAAAGCATTATTGACCAAGACATGGCCGCGCTTGACGACTTTCTAAGCCATAGCGATATGGTAAGGTACGCGTGGGAGCAGTCGTGGAAAGGCGCACAGGAGACGTTCACGCAAGGCATGGGTGATGCCTTTGCCGATGCCATAATTGACCAATCAAGCCTTGGCGATGCCATGCAGGCAACCATGAGAATGGTAGCTAAGGAAGTTATCAGCAGCTTGGTTAAGATTGCCGCCCAGCGTGCGGTTGATTTTGCTTTAGGTAAAACCATGCGAGCAACCGAGACCGCTGCGGGGGTGGCCCAAGCTAACACACTGACAACAGCATACGCACCAGCAGCGGCGGCAGCCTCAATTGCTACTGGTGGCGGTGCAGCCATATCAGGCGCAACCTTGGCGGCTGGTGCCATCGGTATGATTACCGGCGCGATACTTGGCCAAGCGCATGACGGACTGGATTATGTGCCAAAGACGGGAACCTATTTGCTAGAAAAAGGCGAGCGTGTTGTTAAAAAGGAAGACAACCGAGCCGGAATGATGGGGAATACCTACAATTTTAATATACAGGCAATTGATACCCAAAGCGCTGTTGATTTCTTAATGAACAATGAGGGCGCTATTGCAGGCATGATGCAAGCCAGGTATGAATCAAGCGGTAGAACTGGGGGGCCAATTCGATGAGCGGGCAATTAAGCACAACCTTTGAAATGGCAAGCATTACCCTATCGACCGAATATAATATTTTTAGATCGCGATCACTATCCGGTAAGCGTTTTGCTCGTGAGGGTGAATATCATTTATGGAGATTGAAAGCTACCTTTAACCAAATGCTGCCTTCTGAAGTTCGCCCATTAATGGCTTTCCTAAACAGCCAGCGCGGAGGTTACGAGACTTTTACAATTATCCCGCAAGGCTTGGCCAATCCCATTGGCAACTGGGGGACAATAACCGTTTCAAGTGTTACCGATGATAACACAATTGTGATGGCTGGGTTTAGTAATAACGATTCAGACGCCGTGAAAGCTGGTGACATATTCACAATTGCAGGCGACACAAAAGTGTATATGGTTAACGCTGACGCCGCTAGTGACGGATCAGGTAACGCTACAGTTAACTTTGACCCTGACTTAAACACCACACCCAGCGGTGGCGAGGCTGTTACGCATACCAATGTGGCTTTTACTGTAGAACTAGACAAAACTAATATCTCATGGACTCGTGACGGGTATTATTATCAGGGGTTCAGTATTGATATGATTGAGGCGCTGGCATGATACGCACACTCACAGCAGCGCAGAAAACCGCTATGGCTTCGAATGCCAGTCGGCACTATTGGCTTTTAAGGGTTGATACTGGAACTCCTTTATTGCTTACTACTTGTTATAAAGACATAACATACAATAGTGAAACATATTTAAGCGGCGGGTTTTTTCTTAAAGTGCCAAACATTGATGATGACCTTGATTTAAAGGTTCGCCGGTATAGCTTTACACTATCAGCAGTTAACCAAGCCAACACAGCAGCGTTTTTGCTAACTCCGCCATATTTTAAAAAGGTAGATCTTTATAAGTTTTGGATTGATTCGGCAGGCGCATTAATTGGCGATCCCATATTAAGGTTCAGCGGATACTTTGCCAATTTCTCTAATAAAATGGATCAGTCAAGCGGCACATCAGAAATGACAATAGATGCGGTCAGTGAGTTTGTTGATTTTGAAAGAGTGAACGGAAGGCAAACCAACGACGACAGCCAGCAACGAATATTTAGCGGCGACACATGCTTGCGGCATAGTGAAACGAAATACGAGAATTTGCCGTGGGGTAAGGAATAAATGGGAAACATATTTGAAGAGGTTTTCGAGTTTTTCAAAGAAGAGGTTTGGGAGCCGGTCTTTGATTTTGTTTTCGGTTCATTAGTTCCAGACATTGATGAAAACATTGGGCGCGGAACAACAATCACAAAGCGCGGAAGCCTTGAACATATACCTGTTATTTATGGCCAGCGCAGAACGGGCGGCATAGTAAACTTCAAAGGCGCGGAAGGTGGTGTTACTAACGAATACCTATGGATTGAATTTATACTCGCTGAGGGCGAGTGTGAAGATATAGTAATGATGTATCTTGACGGTGTTGAATACACAGATAGTAAGTTTTCTGGTCTTGTTACACTAACAAAATACTTAGGCACTGACGCGCAAACATACGACACCAACCTACAATCAAAGTTTTCTGATTATGACACAACCGACCACGGAAAAGGATTATGTAAGGCTGTTGTGTCTTTAAAATACGATCAAGAGAACATGACAAGGGAGCCGAGGTTTGAGTTCTTGGTTAAAGGAAAAAAGCTATATGACACACGAACAACTACAACAGCCTACGCCGACAATCCGGCCCTTGCACTGTATGACTATCTCACAAACTCGCGCTATGGTTCGGGATACAAGATATCGTCTTCAGATCTTGTGGCGGCAGATTTCAACAGCGCGGCTAATTATTGCGAAACACAGATTGAAATATATAGCGGCGCAGGAACGAACACCGATTACTATCAGATCAATGCCGTAGTAGATACCAAGAAAAAGGTTAGGGAAAATATTCTTGAATTACTTTCGAGCTTTAATGCCCACCTAGTGCCAGAGGGCGACAAGTACAGGCTTATTGTTGAAAAGGACGAAAGCAGCGTATTAAGCCTAGACAGTGATAATATTATCGAGTCAAGCATTACCTATGCAATTAATGATGTTAGGAATAGATATAATGAGATAATAGTTAGTTATCCCAATGAAGAAAATAATTATTTGGATGACCAATACATTTATCAAGATGCGACACTGTTAAGCGCTGACAACAATATTGAGAGCCAAAGCCGAACGCGAAATTACTATGACGTTAATCAATACCGGATTGGCCACTATGCAAAAATAGTTTTGAAAAAATCACGCCAAGGCATAGCGGTTGGATTGACTGCAAACGAGGAAGCCTTTGAAGTATTGCCAGGCGCCATTGTTGATTTGACATTATCTGAGCCAGGTTGGAGCGCTAAGAAATTCAGGGTGCTATCATGCAAAGAGCTAAAAGGCGGAAACGTAGCGCTCAAGCTGTTAGAGCATGAATCCACGGTATATGATAGAACTGTCCCAGTGGCCGCACCAACGCCGCCAGATACATATTTACCAGATCCATTTAGCGTTGCACAAGTAACAGGGTTGAGCGCCGCCAGTGGTATTACGCACGTAATTACCAACAGTTCTGGCGATCTTGTTGCGCGTATTTTTTTGCAGTGGACTGCTTTGAATGACGTTTTTGTCACTCAGTATGAGATCAGGGCCAGGGTTAACGGGGCGACAGATTGGATTTACCAGACACCCGCTATTGGTCAGACAACTAATAAACAATATGTGATTGGTTTTGATGATGGCGACCTTGTTGATTTGCAAGTACGAGCCGTTAATTCTCGCGGGGTGTTTGGCGCATGGTCTACAACTCTGCAACATACCGTTGAGGGTGTTACAGGTAATCCGCCGGACGTGGACACCTTCACAGTTTTTGCAGATCCTGACGGAACCAGAGTAGCGACATTTGACATTACCACACCCCCGATTGATTTGGCCGGTTATAAAATCCGTTACAGTTCAAATCAGGCCGAAGTGTGGGCAAATATGGATGCCTTGCACGAGGGGCTATTAACACAATCGCCCTTTGAATTTAATCTGCTGTCCGATGGCGCTTACCGCTTTGCAATAAAAGCCTTTGACCGTGGCGGCAGGGAATCAGACAATGCAGTATATGTGATAGCTGATTTACCAGCTAGGCGTTTAGGAACTATACTAAGAACAGATAACCCACGAGGGCAAGGCTGGCCAGGTACGCTAACAAATTGTCGTATTGAGGAAAGTGATAATAGCCTGGTGGGCGACACCAACACCACCTGGTCAACAGCCACTGGCACTTGGGACAGTTACAACGAATCATGGTTTTTTGACACTGTAGACAGTTTTGTATATCAATTTTCAACTATTGATCTGGGCGTATCTCTTAGCGCTTCCGTTGATGTGCAATCCTTAACTTCTTACGGATCAACCACGCTAAGCGAAGTAAGATACAGTGATGATGATATTTCCTATAGCTCGTGGGAAGATGTAAGCACGGCAGGATTGCTTACGGCCAGGTATTTTCAAATACGAATAACCGTTACAAATACCGGAAGCATACCCAAGCTAGATAACATGAACATTTACCTTGGCGGTGATTCTATTGTTGATTATTTTAGGTTATTAGATACCAGCGGATTAAGCGTTGTAGGCGGCGGGGGTGTTAGGATACCTATCCGATCTAACTTCCAACAGATCACTGATGTTAATGTTTCGCTTCAAAGCGTTGGCAGTGGGGCCACTTGGGAATTTATAGATCTTGACGCCACGAACGGGCCGCACATTAAGATGTATAACGGAAGTGGAACACTAATTTATCCAATAATTTCTGCCCAAGTTATAGGGGTTTAATAATATGGCATGGCCGACAGATAGTTTAACTAAAACACATTTTGACGCTGGCACAGATAGCCCATCAAGCGCCAGGGCTGAATTGGAAGCGCTATATGATCACGTTAAGCTGATCAGCGCCGAAGTTACTGATGGTGAAACGGTTTGGCATAGTGGGAATGATGGCGGTGGTAGCGGGTTAGATGCTGACAAGCTGGACAATGAAGAAGGTAGTTTTTATAGGGACGCATCTAACATTAATGCTGGAAAGATAGGGAATTCATACATAAACACTGGTTCAGGAAATGGCCTTGATTCTGATTTGCTAGACGGTCAGCATGGTAGCTACTATAACGACCTAGCCAACGCCACCGGCACACTAACAAATAATGTTGATACTGACTCGCTAACTGTGAACGGTGAAGCAATAACAGAAATTGATAATGTCACCCAATTTTATGCAGGTCGGGTAGATTCTGGCGGCACTACCGGAAACTTACCAACATCATGGAGTGTTGCGCTAGTCAGCCCATTTACAAACCAATATAGAATCACTCACAGCCTTGGCACAACTAACTATACTGTGGTGGCAACACCAACAGATTCAAATGCAAATAGGGCTTGTACATGTATAGCAAAAACAGCCACTACATTTGACATAACAACAACTGACAAAGGTAATAGCGCTCAAGCATCACCATTCGATTTCATTCTCATGGTTAATTAAATAACTCCACTACCATTTAACTAACAAAAGGGCTAAAGTCTTGGAATCTCAATTTTTTAACTACCTACTTGAACAAAGTCTTTTTGTAGTCGGTTTTGCTATTGGGTGCTTTGGCTCATTTTATTACCTGCGAAAAGTTTACGCTGACAGAATAGCCGCACTTGAAAAACATATAAGAATAAGCGACGAAAAGTGTGAGGAAAGAATTAATATTTTTCGTAAAGAGTGCGAAAGATTACAAAAACGTGTGGACGCTTTAGAAGATAGTAGAGTGTTCATGCTATCAAAAGCTATTAGAGACCAAAAAAATGACTCATAGCATATTATCAATTTTTGGCGATGAAGTGTCACAGCCTTTATCAAACGAGGTAGCAATATCGTGTATATATGGAGTGATAGACGACAGGCACGAAAAATTTAGCGCTACTGGCGGAAGCGTTGGCGTTGATTTTAACCAATACAAATGCGAAAGCGGCACAAGCGTTGGAGGTTATGGTTTTGTTAGAAGCAAGCGCGCCGTTGTATATCACCCTGGCGAAGCTATAAGGGCTAGGTTCTCTGGTCTATTTAATCAGGGCGTACCGCTTGGCTTGCAATTCGCTGGTCTTTTTCATCTTACTGATACTATAGCTTTTGGGTATGATGGCGATTCCTATGGCTGCATAATCGAGCGTGCCGGAATTGCAGAAGTGCAGGAAATAGAGGTAACAGGCGCGGCAGGAGGCGCAGAGAGCGCAACGGTTAATATTGACGGCGATGCTGTATCTTGCAGCCTTACGGCAACAACGACCGCCGGTAACAGCTTCGAGATAACCAGAGATTTATTGGCAGATCCAACAGTGAGCGCAAAATGGAATATTTATCAAAATGATTCAAAAATAGTTTTATTATCCAAAAGTGTTGGAAATAAAACCGGAACCATGAGCTTCAGCAGCGCAACAGCAACGGCAACAGTCACAGAACAACAAGCAGGAGCAGACAAAACAAAATATCACATAGCTCAAAATGATTGGAACATGGACAACTGGTCAAGCAGAGAATGGACGCTAGACCCTGCAAACCTTAATGTTTATCAGATAGATTATGGTTACTTGGGAGGTGCCTGTATTTTATTTAGTGTTTATGATAAACTTTGTGGTTTTTTTGTTCCTGTCCATTTATACGAGCCAATAGATGACACTTTAACAAACGTTGGAAACCCTAACTTAAAAATAGGCTGGATGGCTGCCAGCTTGGGGAGTTCTGGAACTAATCTGATAACCCAAGGCGCAAGTGCTTCAATTCAAAAAGTGGCGGCGCCCCATGATTTAGAAACAGGCGCCAGGGCAATAAAAAGCAGTAAGGCAAGCATAAGCACAACCGCAACTAATCTAATAACTATCAGGTGCCGTGGCCATTATGGTTACAGATACAACCAGGGCACATTGAGACCAGTCAAGCTAACTATAAACAACGACCACAACAAAGGTTTGCGTGTTGATATAATAAAAGGCGGCACTTTGGGCGGCGTTCCGAATTTTACTTTTTATGACGAAAGCAATTATTTAATGGAATACGACACGGCGGCAACGACAATAACAAACGGCGAGATAGTTGATTCTTCAATCATTGCCGCTAATGGTTCTGACAGGCTTGATTTGTCATCAGAAACGCTAAAAATTTTGCCTGGCGAATGGCTTACTGTAGCAGTGAGCACGATAAGCGGAACAGCCACAACAACGGACTGTTCATTGGTTTGGCGTGAAGATAAATAACATTAATTAGGGCAACACCTGAGAATTACTAGGCAGTTGCCCTAACATTTTATTGAACTTCTTCAAAATCATCCATCAAAAATGAAGCCATAAAATCAGCGTTTTTTGCGTCATCAAGTACGCGCTGATATTCAATATGAATGTGCGTATCATACATAATCACATCATAGTCATTGCCCAATTGCCTAACCAGTATCGCAAAAATAATACTTTTTTGGCTATTGGTTAGGTCTCGCGTTCTTATGTCTATCGCGTACCCTAACGGGTGCAAACTTTTATTCTTTCGTTTTGCTATCCCCACGCTCAACACCAAGTTGACCCCAGCCAACTGGTACAGGTCGTGAGCAAGTTGCATTGGCTTGATCATTGGGACTTTCAGCCCCTTGACTACCACACCGCGCTTTTTCTTTATCATAGTTTCTCACCCAATTTAAGATTTCAGTTTTAACCGATTCAGTGATCGGCGATTTGTCATACTTGCGGCACATTGCTATTCTGTCTTTCCATGCTATGTGCCGTGGTAGTAATTCATTTATTCTAAGCGTT